GTAACCTCTAGTTTAATCTAGGCCAGAATGAGAAGAGCTTTAAAGACCTAGGTATGTTAACTTCACCATAACCTAAGGCAAAGTTAACTGGCCTAGTCATACCATGATAGTTGGTCCTTAGGCACAAAAAATAATACTCAACAAGTTCGGCGCTGAATTGTTACCTGATATGTAACTACCTAATAAAGCTAGATATGGACACCCTTATTAACGACTGGTAGTGGATTATTTAACTGTTAAAGCACTCACTTACCTTAACGATGGATTCGTTGACATCGCCTCTAAGTACGCTAAGATGGAAACTGTAATTTAAAAAGCAGGTGTTCAACTGACTTTTCAACCGACCAGACCTGAGGTAGAAGAGTTTGATACTATGTATAATCAGAAATATGAGGTTATGTGGAATCAAAGACACCCTGACCGTATGGTTAATAAGGAGAAAGCAGAAGTTATGACTTTCATAAATGGACAAGATGTACTAGTTACTGACGCTGCTTATTATGACGGTGTACAAGAGTTCATCTCATAAACTGATTCTACGGTTTATGTTATAGCTTAAATAGTACCTAAAATGCCTGGTACTTACTAAATGTACGATTCTGAAGGTAAGGTAACTGCTTATCATAAAGACGGAGTCCTATGGATGAGAAATGAGCCAAAGGATAATGATAAAATCTATGAGCACCCTGTACTTCCCGTACATCCTCGTAGTGGTAATTACATGAGTAAGAGATGGACCCTTCTTGAAAAAATGCCGACCGGCCCTTCTGTCTACCATTGCTTGTTCCGTATCACACCAACAGATTAAGATAATGATAAAGTGATGAAAAATTTTGTTGAGAGAATTATCTCGCCTGATGATGACATCGAATGGCCCACTGAATTGACTGATACAGTCTTGCGATACATGACCTCTGCCATGGGGAACGAAGTTAGATATACCTAACTTGCTTCTTACGATGTACCTCAAAAAATTTTAGCCACCGCTCTTAGTGTAGTTGGATAATGGTGCAACGAAAACAAGTACCATAACCTTGCTCTTGAACCTACTACTACTGTCAAGATACGCCATCTCGCTACCACTCTGACTAATAACGCCTAATAGTCAACTCCTAGTGTGAGCCACGTTATTCCTGCTATCATTAGTTTCTTGACTTAATTTATGATGCGACTGTTCAAGCGTTTGTAATAAGATAAATACATCCCTACAGATGGATCACTTGAGGACTATATGAATGGTCTTTTAAGCCCTAAGAAGCCTCGAGTCAACGGTCTCGTCGATGATTTATCCTCTCATGTGACCAACATATCATCAGTCCTCATATCATTCTTCGTCTTACCCATGCTCGCCTCTTGGGTAATATCACCTTTTATCGATCCAGTAGAGTATGTGTTACACTTAAAATTAATCCATTTCTACTATGCTTTCAAATATGGACTAGTCTTTCTATACACATTATTCGTTACCACCATTTACTTGTCAATTTGCGGGGCAGTTAGCCTCAATAAGTAAATAATCTACCCATCACTAATGTGCTTCTGCCTCTACATATTGCTCCCTTCCATGTCAAAAGAAATATGGATCGGTTAAATAGCACTAACATATGTAATGAGCAACCTGTATAGTAACACAATCCCTCTGTATTTTGTATTACCAAGAAGAGAACGATTAATATGTGGTGGATTCTGGAGTTTCATATGGCTATTGATATTATTCATAATGCAGGTTACAGTAATCTTATCCATTACTGCTATCATATATACACTGTATAAGTATGGATTCGCATTACTACTCACTAGAGACGGTACCAACTACGAGAAGAGTGTATTTGTGCATAGACGTGTCTTTGAAGTTTACAATGACACTATTAAGACTGTATTAATCTACGCTGTTGGACTCACAATAGGTGGTATAACTGCTGCTGTTTCACCATCTGCTCTTATTTTAATTACAGTTCTTGTCGTTATGCTGAGACATACAACAGGTGCAATGGTTAGGTACTAGTTAGCTGAGAGGTTGTACACTGGTATTCATGTACCATGTGCTGACTTCATGACTTGGTACGCTTGCTCAGTACTATACTGTAATTACCTCAATAATACTAAAGCTATTATGCCTAAAGACCCATAGGAAGAATATAACCCTTTGGCTACTGAGTTGAACTTCTTGATTCAAAATACAAAAGATACCAAATTTTTTAATGATTACTACCAAAACTTCTATGCTACTATGAAATAACATGCTGTTGATGCCGAATAAGCTGTTAAAGATTAAATAAAAACTCAATTCCACAAAAGTTATACATTTGAAGAACGCAAGTAAATGTTTGATACTTACATGAAGATGTACGACAAGTATAAATCCATCGTAGATAGATTAAGACCGATAAAAAATTTCTATAAAGGCTTAA